ATGGCAGGTTCAAACTGGACGAGAAACGCGATTATCTTCGCGCTCCGCGAACGGGGTGTGACCGCCGCTGGGCTGGCGGCAGACGCCGGGATGAGCCGCTCGACGTTTTACTCGGCCATGCAGAGGCCTTACCCGCGCGTTCACCGGATCATCGCCGCAGCTGTCGGGAAACCCGTCCATGAGATTTGGCCGGCCTTTTACAACCCGGATGGCTCGCGACGCGGCCTTATCAGCAGGAGCGCGGCATGATGCGCTCCATCCAGCAGATCGACATTCGTTCCATTGCGCCGCGCGAGAACCCCATTCGCCCGGTCGACGATGATTACGCGCTGGCCATTGCCGTCTCGATCGGCGAGGCCGGCCAGCTCCAGCCGATCCTCGTCCGCCCCCGTGCTGTTAGCGACGGACCTGCCTACGAGCTGGTGTGCGGCGGCCATCGCCTGCGCGCCGCCGAGCTCGCCGGGCTGTCGTTCATCGACGCCGAGGTGCGCGAGCTCAACGATGCCGAGGCGCGGATTGCCGAGATCGACGAGAACGCCGTCCGCAAGGAGCTTTCGGCGCTCGATTTCGCCCTGTCTATGGCTGAACGGAAGAAGCTGTACGAACAGGCTTATCCGGAAGCGGCGCATGGAAAGAAAAAAGACAAATCAAATCAATATGAAAGGAAAGTGGCAAAGTTGGCCACATTCCATTCCTTCGCCAAAGATGCCGCCAAGAAGACCGGTTTTTCCGACCGGACCATCCGCGCCTCCGTTGAGCTCTCCCGCGCGCTGACGCCGGAAATTGTCGCCCATCTGCGCGGCACCAAGCTGGCAGACAATGCGGCCGCGCTGAAAAAGCTGTCTCAACTGCCGATCGAGCGGCGACGGGAAGCTGCCGAGGCGCTGGGCAGCGGAGCGGCCAAGAGCCTGTCCGCAGCGCTCGATCAGATCGGCTGGTCAAAGGCGCAGGTGACCGACCCTGCGACACAGCTGACGGCGAAGTTCACGGACCTGCTCTCCCGCACCTCGGCCGGCCAGCGCCGTGAATGGCTTCTGATGATCCTGCAGAATGCCAGCTCGGGCGAGTTGCCGGCTCTGGCGAAGGCCCTGGCCGGCAAGCTCTCCGCCAAGGGGCAGAAGCTTGTCCTCGAAGCGCTCGCCGGAGCCGCCACGGCCGGTGACGAGGAGGCCGCGTGATGACAGGCATCCTCGTACCCAGCCCGTGGTGGAACAATTACGGCTTGCCGCCCGGTTGGGTAACCCGCCGCAGGTCGGCAATCAACGGCTCGCAAGCTTCAGCCATCGCAGCGGAGACACGGGTTTCGCCCGAGCGCTCCAGGGCCGCAATACCATGCGTCAAATGGTATTCGAGATGGTCGGTGCTGATGACGTTGCTCTCAATCAGCGTGATCACCAGTGCTCTGTATGCGGTAAACAAAGCCAGTGCGCGCTCTTCCGCATTGAAATGCATCTCATTCTCCCACGATGTCCGGCTTTGCATCCTCATCGTAGGCGAGTCGCCCGACCGGCGTAACCGGTCAATGGAGGGCAGTGTGCCCTCCAGAATGCCCTCCTTGGGCGTTTCCTCCCTGGACTGCCCCGGCCAAGATCCTTCGCGGATCGCAAGCCGGGGCCTTTTCGCGGGAGGCTCGGCATGAAGCCTGAGGAGCTCCACGAGACACCGGACAACGACCGTCTGGTCCTTCGGCTCTTTCGCCGGGGCGACGACACGGCGGAGATTGCACGCCGCTTTCAAACCACGGAAGCGGCGGTCGCCCGGATGCTGGCGCGAGCCCGCGAGGCGGAGCGCGCCGAGACGGTCGAATGGCAGAACGGGAGCCACGGATGAAAACGTGGTTCACCCCGGCTGAAATCCTGCCCTTCGCGGCCGATCCGCTGCCCTCCGCCATGGCATCGTTGCAGGAGTACATCCTGCGGCAGGGATGGCGGGCAGACAGGAAGCGCGCCCGGGTCCGCTTCGGCCAGGGCGGCGGTTACGAGTACCACATATCGCTGTTGCCGCTCGCCGTGCGCAGCGCGTTGACCGCGGTGCCCGGCGACGTTGAGCTGGCAGGGAACCCAGACGCGCCGCAAAGCCCGCTGTGGCAGGCGTTCGAGCGATTGCCCGAGGCATCGAAGGGCAAGGCGCTGCACCGGCTGAGCGTGGTCCAGACCGTCCTTGCCAGCGGCGATGGTGTGACCCGCCAGTCTGCCGTCGCCAGCGCCGCGAGCACCCACGGGGTCGCCGCCTCCAGCGTCTGGAACTGGCTGGCCCGGATCGAAGGCATTTCGCGGTCGGACTGGTTGCCGGCTCTCGCCGATCAGCGCGCGGGCGGCGGCAAGGCAGCGGACATCCCGACCGACGCATGGGACTATTTCCTCGCCGACAAGCTGCGACCGGAAGATCCGGCGCTGACCGCCTGCTACGAGCGCACAAAGCGGGCCGCGAAAGTGCATGGCTGGGGCGACCTTCCGAGCCTCAAGACGTTCGAGCGCCGATACAAGAAGGAAATACCCAACGCCGTCGCCGTGTACGCGACCAAAGGCCGGGAGGCGGCTTCCAGGCTCATGCCGAGCCAGCGGCGCGACCGGACGGTGTTCGCCAGCCTCGAGGCCGTCAACGCCGACGGCTACCGCCACAACGTTTTCATCCGCTGGCCCGACGGCACGATCGGCCGACCGATCACGGTCGCCTTCCAGGATCTCCGCTCCGGCCTCTGGCTGGCGCATCGCCGCGACAAGTCAGAGAACAAGGAAGTGGTGCGTCTGGCCATCGCCGACATGATCGCCCGGCATGGCATCCCGGAGCATTGCTATTTCGACAACGGCAAGCACTTCGCCTCGAAATGGCTGACCGGCCGCATGGCGTTCCGCTTCCGGTTCAAGGTGAAGGACGAGGAACCTCAGGGCATCCTCACCGCTCTGGGCGTGCAGGTGCATTTCACGACCCCTTACCGGGGCCAGTCGAAGCCGATCGAACGCAGCTTCCGCGAGATCGGCGAGTATATCGACAAGCACCCGCTGTTTGCGGGCGCCTACACCGGTCACAATCCGCTGGCCAAGCCAGAGAACTACGGCAGCACCGCCGTTCCCCTGGACGTTTTCGAAAGCGTGGTTGCCAGCGAGGTCGAGGCGCACAACGCCCGGGAAGGCCGGCGCGGCTACGGCATGAACGGGCGGTCCTTTGTCCAGGTCTTTGCCGCCCATGCTCCCGACATCGGCTTCCGTCGTGCCTCGATCGAGCAGCGCCGTCTTTTCCTGCTTGCTGCGGAAGGCGTCGTGGCGCGTAAGCCCTCAGGCCACATCGAGCTGTTCGAGAACCGGTTCTGGGCCGAGCCGCTGGCCGGAATGATCGGCAAGAAGCTGATCGTCCGCTTCGACCCTCAAGCCCTTGGCGACGGTGTCGCTGTTTACACCCTCGACAATCGCTTCATCGCTCATGCCGCTCGGCTCGACGACATCGGCTTCAATTCGGTCGACGATGCCCGGGAGGCAGCTCGTATCCAATCACGGCTCCAGCGCAACCTGAGAGAACAGCGCGATCTTCATGTCCGGTTCGACGAGGCCGACCTCAAGCGCCTCACGCCGGTGGATCCCGCCACTGTCGAGCCGGTGCCTGCCCGGGTCCAGCGCCTCGTCGCCGGTGGCAGCCGCGCGCCCGCCCTCGACTTCGATGCGCTCTCGATCGCCGCAACGGCGCTCGACGGCACCGTCATCCCCCTCCGCCCACGCAAATGAAGGAGCGCCTATGCCCCATGTTCACTCCCTGAAACAGGTTCCTGTCGAGATGCGCGATCTCCCTCCAGCGCCGCGCTGCAGCGAACCCGACGCAGCCGTCATGCGCGCTGCCGACGCGATGCAGAAGGCATTGGAGCTTTCGAACACCGAAGTGGCCAAACGGGCGGACATCCCGCTGTCGACCTACTCGGAAGCCAAGCGCTTCACCTACTCCGGCAATTACGGGCCGATTGCCGCAAAGCTGCGCCGCTGGATCACATCGGAAGAGACCCGTCTGGAGACGGACGCGGCGGGCTTGCCCGAGCTCGGCTTTGTCGAGACCTCTATGGCCCGCAAGATGCTGACGGCGATGAAGTTCGCGCAGTCGCGGCCGGCGATGGTGCTCTGCACGCTTGGTGCCGGGCTCGGCAAGACGATGACGCTCAAGCATTTCGAGCAGACAACGCCGCATGCGCTGCGCGTCGTGATCGAGCCGACGGAAGGGCGCCCGGCGCCGGCCATCCGCAAGATCGCAGCCGCCTATGAGGTCACCGGCTTCCACACGACACCGCTGCTTGCCGAACTGAAGCGCCGCGTTTCCCGGGACAGCGGGCGCCAGCCGGTTTTGCTGGTCGACGAGGCCCAGAACCTTTCGAACGAAGCCGTCAACCAGCTGCGCTTCCTGCTGGACGAGGCCGGCTGCGGCATCGTGCTGGCCGGCAATGAGGATCTGATGGCGCGCTACTCACTGGCGGCGACCCGCGAGGGCTACGGCCAGATCCATCGGCGCATCTTCATGCGCGTCCACATCAAGGTGGCGCCGATCGAGGACATCGATCTGATCCTCGGACGGCTCCGGATTACCGATGAAGCAATCATCCGCCTTTGTCGCCAGATCGGCACCCGTGTCGGGGGGCTCGGTCAGGTTGTCGAAACGCTGGAGTTCGCATCGCAGCTCGCGTTCGGTCATGGCCGCGCCATTGCCGCCGCAGACGTCAAGGCCGCGTGGGCGAACCGCGCGAACGAGGAGCTGCGCTGATGCCCCGTGTATCGCAACTCCTCGCTGACATGTTCGCCGTTTTCGCAGGGCAGGAAGCCCAGGCGGACGGGGTCAAATTCGACCGCGAAATGTGCGCACTGTGGGCTGCCGCAATGCGCGAGGCGATCGCCATGGTGGTCGAACTGGAGCGCAAGGCGCAGCGACACGACGATCCGGCCGATATCGTGGCGTTCGCGGCTCAGGGCGCGCCACGGCCGTCCCCGATGATCCGGCTGGTTGTCGACAACGTTGTCGATCTCAGCCCCATCCTCACCCGCGAAATTCTGTCGCGCCTGCCAGACGGCGGTGCGGCATGATCCCGTCCCTGCAGGCACTCCTCAAGGCCGCAACCGATCTTTACGGGATCGGCGAAGGAGCCATCCGGCTTGGTCATGACGAAGCCTGCCTGCAGGCCCTCGGCGTGTTCATGTGGATGGCACGCGAGGCGACGGAAGTGGAACAGGCTGCCGTCGCCCTGTTCGCCGGGCGCCGGCTGTCTGTCGCGGTGGCAGAGCTGGCCCGCACCGACGTGGCAATCGCCAACGATACGCAATTCGCCCGCCTGGTCCACGAGGCCCTGTTCGAGGCGACGACGCTTGACGAGATCGCACGCCGCAAACGCCGCACGCAGCCGGAGCTGGCACCGGTCGAGATCGCCCGTCGCATTCTCGGCGGCCGCGCAGACGCGATGACCATCGGCACGGCCCACATCCGCCAGCTCGCAGCCGCACTCCTCGCCCTGGAAGACCACGGCAACACGCTGACCGCCCGCCGGCAATCGAATGCAGTCAAGGCCCATGCGGTGAAGACGGCATACCGCCAGTTTGAAAAGGATCGCGGCAGTCCGTCCGAGAGGGCGGCGCTCAACCGCCTGATGCTGGCGGTCGACCTCCTCGCCGACGCTCTCGATCCCAACGTTCCCCAAACTCAGGAGAAGATCTATGGCTGACACCAGCACCAATGGCACGATCGAGCTTGCCGGCAACCTCTATATGAAGGATGCGCGCGGCGCGCTGATCCCCCTCGAAAATGTCAAGCCGGCCGAAAAGCTGGAGGACGAGACCGTCCGGAAGATCATCGGCTTCGCGCGTGATCTTTCGGCACAGACCAGCCGGTTCAAGGGCCACACCTTCGCCGATCTCAACGCCCTGCAGAGCCTGTTCGAGCAGGAGTACGGCGGCAAGGCCGGCGGCAAGAAGGGCAACGTGACCTTCCAGTCCTACGACGGGTTGCTGCAGGTGCGGGTGCAGATCGCCGACCAGATCAGCTTTGGCCCGGCGCTGCAGGAGGCCAAGAAGCTGATCGACGAATGCCTGATCGAGTGGGGCGCGGAAAGCCGTGCCGAGATCCGCGCGCTCGTCAACCGGGTGTTCGCGGTCGAGAAGGAAGGGCAGATCAATCGGGCCGAGCTGTTCGGTCTGTTGCGCCTCGATATCGCCGACGAGCGCTGGGGCCGCGCCATGGATGCGATCCGCGACAGCATCCGGGTCACCGGCACCAAGGCCTACGTCCGCTTCTACGAGCGTCGCACGGTCGAGGATCGGTTCGAGCCGATCACCATCGATCTGGCAGCCGCGTGAGGAGGCTTTCATGGCCAAGGGCTTCACCCTCGACACCCGCCGCTGCCTCTACGGCGAGCCGCGCCTGAGTGACCCGCAGGTGCGCGTGCTGCGCGAGCTGACGCAGGGGACCACGACGGTCAAGGCCAACGGCACTCTGTTCTCGCTGAAAGGCCATTACCTCGTAGCGATCAGAGGCTCGATCAGTGCGCGACAGATCCGCGCCGAACTCACCCAGCGCGGCCGGAAAATCCTCGCCGCGATCGACGCCGAAAATGCCTTTCCCACCAATACATCGGAGCTTTGATCATGAACGCCCATACCCCCCAATTTCACCCCGTCGCCCGCGCTCACGTTTCGATGCCGGATCAGGCTGCGATCGGTTTGATGAACGGCGACACGGTCGAGTTCACGCTCGACTGTGGCGATGCCATCTGGCGCGGTCAGATCGTCCGGATCGTTGACGACCAGGCGAAGGTCGAATGCACCGCCGTCGACGGCGAGACGCATCGCTTTTCCGCACCGCTGGACGCTCTGACGCTGATCCGGAGGGCCGACGCATGATCGCCGCCGTTGTGAAAGATCAGCCCCCGGCCGCTGGCTTCGTGCTGACCGATATCACCGCTGTCGAGGGCGATGAGTTGGCACTCGTCCGGGCCGCGTTCGAGGAGCATACCAGTGCTGAGCAGGAGGTGCGCACGCGCCTTGAATTGCTCGACATCGCTATCCCGAGCGCGCGCGAAATCATCCTCTCCAGCCTCTTGGTGATGGCGGGTATCCACGCCCAGGAGATGGGCATCGGCCCGGACGATTTCAGCCGGGCCGCGATTGCAGCGCGCGAAGCTGCCGGTGAGGCTCTGGCGATCGGCGCAGACATTCAGGGAGAGGCGTGATGACGACCCTCAGTATCACCGTCTACCCCCATGTCGCCGACGTTGCCCGCGAAGTCCTGAGCGAGATGGAAGCGCTGGCAGCCTTCATCAACGAGGCCGGAACGGACGTCCCTCTTTCCGATGAGGATCTGGACCAGCTACGCGAACATATCACTCCGGCCGGTCTAGCTTGGTTGCGCTCGCTCGCCGCGGTCCTTCCTGCTGCGAAACCCCTCCTCGTTGCCGACGGAGAACCCGGGCTCGGGAGGTGCTGATGCAACCCGAGGCAACGCCGCGAAGTGAAAGCATTGGCCGAACTGGTCTATCGAAAGGCAGGGCTATGAACGCTGATAAAGCCTCTCTTATCGCTAAAATTCGAGCATTGAAGGCTAAGACCATCGCATCAGGTGCGACTGAGGCGGAGGCAATTGCTGCTGCTGAAAAAGTTGCTCAGCTCATGCGCTCTTATTCGCTCTCCGACGTCGATGTAGAGATGTCGGAAACATCGGCGGTTCACCCGAAGACATTGCCGGTTTGGCGGCTCCAGCTGATCACTACGGTTGCATACGTCAGCAACTGCGCGGCATTGCAGGTTACCGAGGCGACCCGTGCATATTCGTTGTTCATCGGGGCTGCGCCTGGACCTGAAATTGCTTCGTATCTGCTCGATATCTGCCAACGCTCGATCGAGGCAGGCCTGAAAGACTTTAGGCGTGGTTCATTTTATCGCGCACGGCGTTCGAACAAGACGCGTCGAGCGGCGTCGGAAGATTACTGCACTGGAATGTCGAGCCGGCTTCGCAACCGCCTCCACACGATGTTCCGTGAGACCTCGAACGATGAAGCGCGCTCGTCAGCACGCGCCGCAATCGCCGAGAAATATCCAGACACGAAAAGTGTGTCGATCGGGAGCCGAAAATCCCGTTTCGATGATGCGCGTTATAGCGGGTGGCGCGCTGGCGGCGATGTGCAGATCAATCGCGGCTTGCGGGACGACAAACCCCTCTTGATCGGAGGGCCGTCATGACGACACCCGCCGCTCCCAAAATCTCCCTGGCGCAACAGATCGAGGCCGTTGATCTGGCCATCGTGCGTCAGCGAGCTCTGGCCACGTCCGGCAGGGTACAGGAGATGCGCCCGAAGAGCGCCGCTCAGTACGATGTGGACCGGCTCACGGTCGCCCGGCGATCGCTGCAGACGTTGCTGGACAACGTCGACGACATCCGCGCGCTTCTCGACCTGCCAAAGCCCGCGCGTGCGGCCGGAATGGCCATGGCCATGGAGATCGTTCGGAAGGAAGCCCTTGCGAGAGCTGGAGGGCCGGCCTGATGAACGTACGCTTGGTCTCAGCGTCATCGCCAGGCGCCTTGGCAGCTCGCTCCAAGAAGACAGACGATCTCCTTGTCTGCATGGGTAAACCATGGTTTGCGCGCGCCGGCATCGTCGTCATCTGCATGCCGCGTCATATCACTACGTTAGTGGCCTTGTGCGCCCGAGGGCGAAATGTCCATGAGCTGGTGACGGAAATCTATGCTGAGTGTGCTGAGGGTGGCCCGCTCTCCGCAGCCGAATGCATCCGAAGATGCATCCACGATCTCCGCCCTCTGGCTGCGGCGGTCGGTGTCCTGATCGACAATACAGGTAATCAATACTCCGTAAGGTACGGTCGATGACCCGCGCGCTCGCCCCAGCCGCTGTTCCTGCCTGGGCGTGGTCGGACCTCCGCCAACTGCCGGACCTGCGCGCCGAGCGCCAGCGCCTCGCCGAAGCCCGACACGACATCAAGTCTCGCTCGATCAAGGCGCTGTGTCGGCGCGAGCGACTGCGCGAAATCACTCTCGAAATCTTGCGACGCGAAGCCCGTCTGCAATCCGCGGGCATCGATCCCGTGCGCGGCGTGGAGGCTCCGGCGGCTCCACGACCGTTCAACGATCCGGAGCATTGACCATGCCCAGAGATCCGGCCCTCGCCAAGATCCATATCGCAAGGAAGGAGCTGAGGCTCTCGGACGAAGATTATCGGGCGATCCTCCATCGGGTAGCAGGCGTCGAAAGTTCTTCGAAGCTCTCGCCGCCCGCAGTGCTGCAGGTCCTCGCCGAATTCGAGCGTCTCGGCTGGCGGCCGTCGTTTTCCGGCCAACGGCGGAGGTCCGACAAGCCCGGCGTCCGTCTCGTCTTCGGGCTCTGGCGGGAGCTAGCCGAGAGGAAGCTGGTCGAGAACCCCTCGCGCCGGGCTTTGCTGGCATTCGTTGAACGCCAGACCGGTATCGCCGATCCCGAATGGCTTACCCAGGCGCAGATCAACAAGGTTGTCGAGGGTCTCAAAGCCATGCTGGCGCGCGGGAGGGATCGATGACGGCTCCGGTGCAGCTGCCCGGCATATTGCGCGAGATCGCGGATGCGGCCGGCGTCGAAGCTGCACTCCTCATCGCCCGGGAGAAAGGCGGCGGTCGCGCCTCGTTCTCGCCGCGCCCGCGTGATGATCACTGGAGCGTCAGGCTGTTGGGCCGGGAGCGCGCCGACAAGGTTGCGCGGGCGTTGACCGGCAACCGTCTCAGGGTCGAACTGGACGTGCCGCTCGGTCCCTCGTCCTCCTACGCCAAGGAGCGGATCAATCGGGCGACCGCCATGAAGGCGGCGCTGGATGCCGGGCTGTCCTTCGATGCGTCCGCGAGGGCCGCCGGCGTCGACCGGTCGACGATCCGACGCTTCAAGAGCCGCGTCGGCAAGCGCTCCAGCGGCCGGCAAGGCAACCTCTTCTGATACACGCCCGGGGGCGCGCGCCCCCGCTGCCTCAGACGCGGCCTGGAGCGAAAGGTGGAGGCTCGAAACGGAGCGCCGCCGATGCCGACCAAGCTGACCCAGACATCGCTCAAGCGCCTTGAGGGCGTTCACCCGCATCTCGTGGCCGTTATGAAGCTGGCGGCCGATCTGACAACGGTTCCCTTCCAGATCACTTGCGGCACGCGCTCGCTGGCCGCCCAGCGCAAGCTGGTCAAACTCGGTGTGTCCCGCACGCTGAAATCGCGCCATATCCCGGCTCCCAACGGTCTCGGTCACGCGGTGGATGTGGTGGCTTACGTCGCCGGCAAGATCACCTGGAAAGAGGCGGCCTATCACCGGATCGCCGACGCGGTGAAGGACGCCGCCCGGCGTCTCGGCCATCCGGTCGAATGGGGCGGCGACTGGACCACGTTCTTCGACGGGCCTCACTTCCAGCTGCCCTGGGCGCAGTACCCCGGCGTGGCTGCGGTCAAAGACAATCCACCGCCGCAGCCTACCCTCCGGGAGCTGGCACTGCTCTCGCCGGGTGCGCGCGGAGAGGCGGTCATGTCGCTGCAGGCTGACCTCAACGCGCTCGGACAGGCGCTCAAAGTCGATGGCGACTTCGGGCCGAAGACCCGCGCGGCCGTCCAGCACGTTTCCGCACGGTTCGGCAAACCGACTGACGTCGTCAGTGCCGCGTTGCGCGACAAGATTGCCAGTGCGGCCCGCAAGTCCCGCGCGGCCTAGCCCGTTTTGAACCAACCTTCAGGAGTAGAGCGCATGTCTGATCTTTCCGGCACCAAGCCCGCAGTCGCATCGACCGGCGTGTGGGGTGGCATCATCGCCGTCATCGCGGGGATTGCCGGCCTGTTCGGCTATTCGATCACCGAGGCCGATCAGGCGAGCCTTGTCCAGTCCGTTTCCGCGGGCATGGCTACCCTCGGCGGCCTGATCGCCGTCTGGGGTCGTGTGCGGGCCAGCAAGAAGATCGGCTGATGCAGGCGCTGCTGACGATCCTGGCTGGCCTCCCGGGCCTGCTGTCGCGCCTCCTCGATCTGTTCGCGGCGCGGCAAAAGGCAGAGGAGCGGCAGGCGGTCCGCGCCGAGGAGCGGGCAGCGCTTGATGTCGAGGCCGAGCGCGAGGAGCTGCGTCAACTCAAGGACATGATGGATGCACAGGATCACGCACACTCTGATCTGCCTGATGTTCCCGCTGCTGCTGGCCGGCTGCGGGACGGCAGCTTCTGACGGCCCGACAACGCAGTTGCGGGCCATGAGCACACCCCTCTGCCCGAAGCTCGCATCCTATAGCCCGGAGATGCAAAGGGCAGCCGCAACCAGCCTGGAGCGGCTGCCGCGCGATGATCCGCTGGCTGGCATGATTGTCGATTACGGACGGCTGCGCGCGACGTTGCGTGTGTCCTGCCAAGGCGCGAGGTCGTGATGGATATTTCCTTCCAGAAGATGATTGACGCACTCGTCTCCCTCGGACCGGCCGGAGCATTCGTCGCTGCCCTGCTGATCGCCTGCGGCGCCATGTTCCTGCTGTACCTCAAGGCGCGCCAGCTCCTTGCCAACGAGCAGGTCGAAGCGCGCATCGCCAAGTTTCAGGTCGACATTCTCGAGGATCTGCGACGGCTACGCGATCGCGAACGGGAGCTTGAGCAATTGCTGGCAATCCAGCGAGACCAGGCCAACCGGCTTGAGGCGATCATCGGACTCTACCGCGAAGCAACGGCCCGGCTGTTTGCCCAGGTCAGGCTTCTGAAGGCGGGTCGGATCACAGCCGAGGAGCTGGAGCTGCCGGAGCTGCCGCAATGAACGAAGTTTACGTGATCGTGTCGGTCAGCGGCCTCGCTCTCGCGATCCTGATCGGCTGGCTGGTCCATCTCGGCCGGCGCGTATCGCAACTGGAGGCGAGCGTCCGGAAGGTCGAGACCGACGTCAAGCACCTGCCGACGCGCGAGGACATTCACGGGCTGTCCCTGACGCTCGAAAGCATGCGTGCCGAAGGTGTTTCCCGGGCCGAGAACATGCGCTCGATCCTGTTCAAGGTCGAGCGGATGGAAACCCACCTGCTCAACTATCCCTACCCTCGCCGCGAAGGAGCGAACCTATGAGCTATGCGAACCATGTCGCCGCCGATGCGCGGCTGATTATTCTTCGAGAGCTGGCAGTGCAGACCGACGGCCGTCTCAACTCGACCCTGCTTGCGGCCGCTCTCGACGGCTTCGGACACAATCGCTCGCGCGAATGGCTGCACACCCAGATCAACGCGCTCCAGGACATCGGCGCTGTCCAGGCCGTGCCGGCCGGCTCTGTGCTGGTCGTGAGCATCACTCGCATCGGCCTCGAACACGTCCATCGCAGGCGGCAGCTCGATGGCGTCGCCATTCCGACGCCCGGAGTGGAATAGGCCGTGAAGCACGCTTCGCGCGGTCGGCTCTCGTCGCTGGATCTTCTGCCCCCTGAGGCGGAAGACGATGTGACGTGGGCGTTCGGCGAACTGCGCAAGCGCAAGTTGACCCAGGGCGACATTCTCGACCAGCTGAACCTGCGGCTCCGGCTTAAGGGTCTCGGACCGATCTCGTCGAGCGCCTTCAACCGCGCGGCCGTTCGCGCCGCGCGGATGGCCCACCGGCTTGGTGAGGTCCGCGAGATCGCCGCTGCGCTTACCGACAAGTTCGAGGATGGCTCCAACGAGCAGCTGACGATCCTGGCGGCCGAGACGATCAAGACGATGATCTTCGAGACGCTGGAGAATGCCGGTCAGCTCAAGGCGAACCCGCTGACGGCGGAGATGATCGCCAATTTCGCGCTGGCCCTCAAATCGGCCGAACAGGCCAAGAAGGTCTCGGCCGACATGGCAATCGCCTTGCGCAAGAACTTCGAAAGACAGGCGGACGCCGCGCTGGATGCGGTGGCGAGAACACGGGGCCTGACCGACGATCAGAAGCTGGCCATTCGGGCCGAGCTGTTCGGCCGGCCGCTGCCGCCGCCGGAGACGCGCTCGCCTCAATCGGGAGGCTGAGCCATGTCCGATCAGCTGCCGCCCGTCGCGGTCACCGATCGTCTAAGCCCCGAAGAATGGACCGCCAGGCGCACGACCATGGGCCGCGTGACATCGGCCGACTGGACCTCCGGCGCAATCCTCCTCCGTTATCAGCAGCGGATGATCGAAGCGACGGACGTCAATGACGTGACGGTCGTCGAAAAATCCCGGCGAACCGGCGCGACCTGGGGAGCCGCGGCCGACAGCGTGTTGCGATCGGGGAGCCCGCGCGGCAAGGGCGGAATGGACACGCTCTATGTCGGCACCTCCTATGACATGGCGAAAGAGTTCATCGACGCTGTCGCGATGTGGGCGCGGACGTTCGGCAAGGGATGCTCGGAGATCCGCGACGCGCTGTTCGACGACGGTTCCGAGGACGGCATCAAGGCGTTGCGGATCGACTTCGCATCCGGGTTTTCCGTCGTCGCGCTTTCGTCACGGCCGCGTTCGATGCGCGGCCGGCAAGGCTTCGCTATACTTGACGAGGCCGCCTTCGCCGATGACCTGAAGGAGCTGCTCAAGGCGGCCATGGCGTTCCTGATCTGGGGTGGCAAGGTGCTTGTCATTTCAACCCACAACGGCGCCGCGAACCCGTTCAACCAGCTCGTGACCGACATCCGTGAGGGCCGGAGCTCTTACGCACTCGTCCGCTTCACCTTTGACGATGCGCTGGATGACGGGCTCTACGAGCGGATCTGCATGCTCAACCCCGAGCGTCATGGCGACTGGTCTCCGGCCAAGGAGGCGGGTTGGCGCGAGAGCATCGTCAAAAGCTACGGCGAGGGCGCCGACGAGGAGCTCTACTGCATCCCGGCCCAAGGCTCCGGGGTGTGGCTCTCCGATGCGCTGATCGAACAGGCGATGGTCCTGCCGCCGGACCGTATCCTCCGCCTCGCACTGCCGCGCGAGTTCACCTACCGACCGGAGCTGGAGCGTCGGTCCTGGGTCGATGCATGGATCGCCGATCATCTTCTTCCCGTGCTGTCGACACTCGACCCGCTCCGGCGGTCGGCGCTCGGCATGGACGTCGCCCGGTACGTCGACCTTTCGGTGCTGACCCCGGTTCAGGAACTGCTGACGCTGACCAAGCGTGTCCCGTTCATCGTCGAACTGTCCGGTGTCCCGTTTCAGCAGCAGTTCCAGATATGGTGCGCGATCTTCGACCGTCTGCCGCGCCGCGCCGGCGGCAAGATCGATGCGACCGGCATCGGCGCGCAGCTCGCGGAGACCGCGGCCCAGAAGTATTCGCCGGCGGCCGTCGAGGAGGTGAAATTCTCCGCCGAATGGTGGCGGGTAACATTGCCGCCGGTGAAGGCGCTGTTCGAGGACCGCGCCATCGAACTCCCGCGCGACGCCGATATCAAGGGCGACCTGCGTGCGGTCAAGATCATCCATGGCATCGCCCAGCTGCCGGCACTCCGGCAAAAATCGACGACCGGAGGCCGGCGCCATGGCGACTTCGCCCCCTCGCTCGCCCTGGCGATTGATGCCCTGAAGATGACCGGCGGCGACTTCGGTTACCAGAGCGCCCGTCAGGGCCATGAGAACGATGATGAGGACGCCAGCGGCGACCGGAGAGACCCCCTATGGTAGACGATCTCAAGCCGGCCCAGGCCGCACCGGACACCCAGACGCTAGAAAGCGAGATCGTCACACCGACGACGACGGGCGTGCGACAGGTCTTCGACGAATTTGTTGCCGCTTCGGTAACTCCGGCCCGCCTTTCGGCGATCCTTCGCGATGCGGCCATGGGGGAGATGCAGGAGTTCCTGACCCTCGCGGAAGAGATGGAGGAACGCGAGGGCCAATACGCATCGCAGCTGCGCACGCGCAAGAGCGCCATCAAGGCGATCGAGCCGGCGATCGTCGCGGGCAAGGGTGCGCGCGCCAGGGAAATTGCCGATGCCGTGCGCGACGAGCTCGTCGAAACGCCCGCCTTCAAACAGATGCTGCCCGACGCGTTGGACGCCCTGGGCAAGGGCTACTCCGCGACAGAGATCATCTGGAAGCTGGGAGGCAGGCGCTGGTCCGTCGACCGCTATTGCTGGCGCGATCCACGCCTGTTCCAGTTCGACCGTGAGAACCGGCGAGAACTCCGGATCCGCGCGCTGGGAACCACCGACGGTCTGCCGCTGCCGCCGTTCAAGTTCATCGTGCACCTGCCGAAGCTCAAGAGCGGGCTGCCAGCGCGCAATGGTTTGGCGCGCATCGCTTGCTGGCATTTCATGCTCAAGTCCTACACGCTCAAGGACTGGGCCTCCTTTCTGGAGGTCCACGGAATGCCGCTGCGGCTCGGCAAATACCCCGGCGGGACGTCTAACAAGGATAAGGCGGTGCTGCTGCGGGCGGTTCGCGACCTTGGCTCGGATGCAGCTGCAATTATTCCGCAGGGCATGGAGATCGAATTCGTCGAGACGAAGGGCTTCTCGGAAAAGCCGTTCGAAGGCCTGGCGAAGTACCTCGACCAGCAGCTCTCGAAGATCATCCTGGGCCAGACCATGACGGCGGATGACGGCTCGTCGATGGCCCAGGCCAAGGTCCATGACAAGGTTCGCGTCGACATCAAGGAGGATGATGCGGAGGAGTTGGAAAACACCCTCAATCGCGACCTGATCCGGCCTTGGATCGACCTCAACTACGGTCCGCAGCAGCACTACCCGTCGTTGCGACTGCCGGTCCTCGAGCGCGAGGATCTTCAGGTCTACCCCAAGGCGATCGCGGAGCTCGTCGATCGGGGCCTCGAGATCGAACAGGATGAGGTGCGCGAACGCATCGGCCACAGGGCGCCGCGCGAGGGTGCCAGGCTGATGCGGCCGTCCGGCAAGGGTCAGGCCGATACCCCAGCCCGGGTCGGACTGAATTCGGCACGCGGCTTTTCCGCCGAAGCCTGCCCGGGGTGTGGATCGGCGCTGGCCCTGAATGAAGCCGGCCTTACCGGCGAACGCGATGCCATCGCGGAGGAAGGTCTACGCGATTGGCAGACAGCCATGGAACCGATCCGTGAGCGCATCGAGGCTGAATTCCGCGCTGCGACCGACTTCGATGACCTCGACCGCAGACTGGCGGCTGTTGCAGCAGAGCTTCCGGTAGGGGAGCTTGCCCGTGCGATCGCTATCATGGGCATGAAGGCTCGCGGCCTTGGGGCAGCGCGCGACGATGGCTGATCTCGACACTCTGTTCGAGACGGCTCCAAAACCGGTCGTCGATTACTTTGACCGGCGACCATCCGTGCCGACCTGGCGCTGGACGGACCTCGCGCCACAGGAACACGCCCTCGGCTTCACGGCTGCCAAAACCGCCGGCTTTGACGTGATCGACGATCTTCGCGCCGCACTGCGCCAGGCGGTGGTCGACAGAATGCCGTTCGAGGATTTCCAGCGTCAGCTCACGCCGGTCCTGATGAAGAAGGGCTGGTGGGGCAGCAGGACTGTCCGGCGCCCGGATGGCCACAGGGAAAAGGTCGAGCTGGGATCGCCACGCCGCCTGCAGATCATGTATTGGGCGAACGTCGCTTCCGCCGAGGCTGCCGGCGAATGGCAACGTATCCAGGAGACCAAGGATTTCCTGCCCAACTTGCGCTACCTGTCCTCGGTGTCCGAGAGAAAACGGCCGCTGCACCTGAGCTGGGTCGGCACTACCCTGCCCGCCGACCATCCCTGGTGGCGCACCCATTTTCCGCCGAACGGCTGGAACTGCAAATGCCGGGTCGAGCAGATCGGCGAAGATGCAGCGAAGTTGACCAAGCCGCCCAAGACGACGCATCGAACCTGGACGAACAAACACACAGGCGAAACCCAGCAAGTGCCGGAGGGGATCGATCCTGGCTGGCAGACCAATCCCGGGATCGACCGCGAGCGACGATTGTCGCGCGGGCTTGTGGAAGCCCTCGGCCGCCTGCCCGAAGGACCACGGGCCGAGGCTGTCGGCCGGATCGCGGCGTCACCGCTGCTTGACCACGTGGCGGGCTCGCGCGGCGATCCGGATTTCCGCATCCCGATCGGCAGCATTTCTGCCCGCACACAGGAGCTGGCCCAGGCAGAAACGCCGGTAGTCCAGCTCTCGGGGTACTCGGCCAGGCACATCCTCGCCGATCATGCCGATCACGTCGGCCCAGCCGAGCTACGTGCGCTGCCCGACGCATTGCGCAATGGGCAATCCCGACTGGCGCGCAACGGTGCGCTCTGGATCTTCTTCCTGCATGAAGGCCAAGCCTGGCGCGCGACGATCAGGCCGGCGAACGGTGGGGCGGAACTGTTCGTGACCACCATGCATCGCGCGCGACAATCGCAGCTCGACCGGGCAGGCGTCGTTCTGGAGAGGGAGAAGAAGCCCGACGAGGGTAGCACATAACCCCTCACGACGGCTGGCGTCGGCATGCTCGCTCGGGCACTGACGTTGTAGCACGGCGGCCTCTTCCAGAAAAGGCCCGTACAGCCGCGACAGCGGAGACAGCACCGAACGGACGCGAAAACTGCCGCCGGGCCTTCGAAGGCCTTCGAGGCGCGATCACGGGCCTATCCGGCGCAGGGTGTCAGCCTGCGTCGACATTCCGGGCGACCGACCGGCAAAGCCGGGGGCGCGCGCCCCCGCTGCCTGCCCCCTGGTCGCCATGGTGAGGTCCGCCTCATGAACAAGCGCGCCCCGTCCTCAAAGACACAGGCGCCCGGCACCGTACCGGGCGGCTTCCTGCTGTCGATCAATGCGAGCGGAGGCGCGCCTGAATGGATCGAGCTGATCCCGGCCGGCCCGGTGATCGAAGGGCTCGACGGACGCCGCTGGACGATGACCGATCCCGAGAAGGTGGTTGCCTCGACCAAAGCGAAGCTGCCGCTTGTCATCGATTATCAGCATGCATCCGAGCGCGAATGGATCAATGACCCCGTGCCTGCGGCCGGCTGGATCAGCGAACTGGACGTCCGCGAGGGAGCGGTCTGGGGCAAAGCCGACTGGACCCCGCGCGGCGCCCAGATGGTGGCCGACCGCGAATACCGGTTCATTTCTCCGGCCTTCTTTCACGCCGCGGACGGCGCTGCCGAGATCATCCAGCTCTGCTCTGTCGGGCTGGTGCACAAGCCCAACCTCAAGCTGACGGCGCTCAACCAGCGCCAAACTTTCCAGGAGCCTGAACCCATGGACAAAGCCCTGCTGGCCGCGCTCGGCCTCGCGGATACCGCCACCGCCCAGGACGCGATCGCCGCAGTCAACCAGCTCAAGGATGACAAGACTGTCGCCTTGAATGCTGCCGAGACACCTCCTGCCGACAAGTACGTTCCTATGGCCCAGCATCAGGAGACCGTGAAGGCGCTCAACGAGCGAACTGCCGAGATCGAACAGATCCGCAAGGCCAGGAAGGAAGCTGCGGCCGATGCCCTGGTCGATGACGCGGTCAAGGCCGGAAAGGTCGCGCCCGGCGCGCGCGAACATTTCAGGGGTCTTGCCCTCAACAGCTTCGACGCGACCAAGGCGGCCATCGATGCGCTGCCGGTGGTCATCGCTGCCGGCGAGAAGGACGAGACCAGGAAAGAGCCGTCGCAAGGGGCCGGTGAACTCACCGCCGACGAAAAGGCGATCTGCGCGCGGATGGGGCTCGACGAGGCCGATTTCGTCGCGACGAAGAAATCGCTGGCCTGAAGGCTGGCTCGGATCATCAAACTCAACGGGAGCGCCCCATGGCCACCTCTGGACCGACCGACACCATCGCCCGCGGCAGCGAGCGCATGAGCCAGCCTGTGGCGGCAGGCGCCAAGATCAATCAGGGCGCGCTCGTCGTGCTGACGGCCGCCGGGTTGGCCGCGCCGGCCTCGACAGCGCTCAACCTGCGTGCGGCAGGGCGGGCGGAGGAGACCGTCGACAACACCGGCGGAGCCGCTGCCGCAAAGTCGATCGAGATCCGTCGCGGCCAGTTCAAGTTCAAGAACGCCGGCGCCGATCCGGTCACCCAGGCCGATGTGCTCGGCGATTGTTACATTGTCGATGACGACACGGTGGCGCGGACCAACGGTGCCAACACGCGCTCGCGCGCCGGCACGGTCATCAATGTCGAGCCCAGCGGTGTCTGGGTGGAAATCGGCTGATCCCAATCTCGGCGGGGTAGGGCAGCGGCAGCCCGTCAGGTTCATACCCTGAAGGTCGGAGGTTCAAATCCTCCCCCCGCATCCAACAATTCCGAAGCGGCTTTTGAAGGGGCCACGATCATGATCATCAACCAGCAGAACCTTGCGACCCTGACGACGGGCTACAAGGCGGCGTTCCAGCAGGGCCTCGACGGCGTGAAAACCGAGTGGGCGCAGTATGCGATCGAGGTACCCTCGACCACCGCCGAGGAGCTCTACCCGTGGCTGCAGAAGATCCCGGGGATGCGCAAATGGGTCGGCGAGCGCCAGATCAACAATGTGCGCACCGCGTCCTACAAGATCATCAACGACAAGTTCGAGGATACGGTCACGGTCGAGCGCACCAAGATCGAGGACGACACGTACGCCGTCTATACGCCGACATTCCGTCTCCTCGGTGATGCCGCCGCGCGCCAGCCGGATGAGCTGGTGTTCGCCGGAATTTCCAGCGGTTTCACGAGCAACTGTTTCGATGGCCAGTATTTCTTCGACACGGACCATCCCGTGCTCGACGCCAGCGGCTCGGCCGTTTCCGTCAGCAATATGCAGGCAGGCGCCGGTGCGCCCTGGATGCTGCTGGATCTGTCCAAGGCGATGAAGCCGTTCATCTTCCAGAACCGGCAGAAGCCGCGGTTCGTCTCCAAGGTTGATCCCAAGGACGACCACGTGTTCTTCCGGGATGAATACGTCTACGGCGTCGACAGCCGCAATGCCTTCGGCTTCGGGTTCTGGCAGCTCGCGTTTGGGTCGCGGGCCGCTCTCGATGAAGCGAATTTCGAGGCGGCGTACGACGCCATGATCCGCATGAAGGGCGATTACGGCCAGCCTCTGGGGATCAAGCCGACCCATCTGCTGACGAGCCCGGCGAACCGCTCGGCCGCCGAGACCATTCTCAAGAAGCTGAACAAGGCCGGCGGCGAGAGCAACCTCAACTTCGAGCGTGTGCAGCTCGCGATCTCGTCCTTCCTCTGATCGCTTCCGCGCCGGTGAATGCCGGCGCTCCCCTGCTCGTTCTGGCCTCCCCAGGACCTTCCCTCTCAAGGAGACGTCACCGTGGCTACCGAAGAAACCAAGGATCAGGCCCTGCAGTCCAAGGCCGATACGGAAGCAGCTGTTGCCAAGGCTGCCGCGAAATCGAAACCGCGCAAGGGCGCGGTCGTCGTTACGGCAAATATCGACGGCGGACGCCGGCGTGCCGGCCGTGCCTTCTCCCGCTCGCCGACGACGATCGACCTCGCCGACCTCAGCGACGAGCAGATCGTCGCCATCGAGGCCGATCCGGTCCTGTCCGTGAAATTCACGGACTGAAGCACATACCCAAGAAGGGGGGTCTGGTCCGGCTCGCGAGGCCGTCAGCACCCGATGGGGACGTAGCGGGCGCGCCGGCGAAAGCCGTTTCGCCCGCCAGTCGTAGGGACAAAGTCCGCCCCCCGCACCGGTAACATAGAGGCGCCAAACCGTGGCCTACTGCACCCGCAACGACATCGAGAGCCTCTACGGTGCCCAGCATCTCGAAACGCTGGTGGCCGCGGACGTGGACATGGACGCAGCGGTGGCTCGGGCCTGCGAGGCGGCGTCAGCGATGATCGATGGTTACATCGGCCGGCGTTACCCGGTACCTCTCACCGCTGTCCCCTCCGTCGTGCGAGACTACGCCGTCGACATCGCCTGCTGGAAGGTTGCGCCAAGCCACGCGCGCCTTACCGACGAGATCGAAAAGCGCGCGAAGGCCGCCATCCGGTACTTCGAGGACGTCGGATCCGGCAAGGCGAACATTGCGGCTCTGGAAGCCGCTGTCGGCGGGGTCGGCGGCGAAGTGGCGAGCATCTCGGACGATGGCGCCGCATTCTCCTCCAACCGCCGCAGGTTCGGTGGTGAGGGAGGTCTGCCATGAGCGGGCTCGCCCTTGTCCTCAAGACCCAGCAGCTCGGTGTCGCTGACGACATCCTGCGCCGTCTCGACCCCCTGGACAGCGCCACACTGCTGAAGGGTGTCGGCCGCCTTATCCAGCAGCAGACAAGAGAACGCATATATTCGGAGAAAACGTCTCCAACCGGGCAGCGCTGGGCGCCGAACCGTTCCGGCACGTCTGTCCTGTTGCGCTCGCGTGAGCTGGTTCGGTCGATCGATTTCGCCTTTTCCGGTCAGCAGGTGGTTGTCGGGTCCGGCCTCCCCTACGCGCTGATCCATCAGCTCGGCGGCACCATCGAACCCAAGAAGGCCAAGCGGCTGGTGTTCCGGACCGGCAACGGCATCGTTTTCGCCATGAAGGTGCAGATCCCGGCGCGACCCTACCTCGGGGTCAGCGAAGGAAACGCGGCCGACATTCTTGCCGAAACCGCCCGCTTCATTCGCCGGAAGCTCGGACTATGAGCATCGCCACCATTCCCGGCCTTCTGACGGGCATTGCCGCGACGCTCAGGCAGGCCATGCCGGATCTGGACGTGCGCGTGCAGCTGGATCCGTTTGATGTCGACGGGCTGATCGCCAACGAGAGCTTCCGCGATATCGCGGCGCGCGTTGTATTCGCAACCGCGACACCGGTGCGCCGCGCCGGCGGCGGCTACGACCTCGATGTCGGCTGCGGAGTGTTCCTGGCAGCGGGCCGGCAGGGTCGCGCCGACCCGACGCGTGCGAGTGCCGACCTTGCCTGTATGGACCGCGCGCTCCAAGCCTACCGGGCGCTCGCGGCCGATCCTTACGTCGGTCTCGGCAAGCTTGCGGAGATCCAGCTGCTCCCCCTTCGCGTCCTCACCTCTGAGCGAAGCAATGAGAAGGGGATCGCCCTGGTGGCGATCGAGCTTGCGACGACGCTCTATGACGCGCTCGATCCACGCGCCGCTGTCAGTCTGCTGACCGACCCGATCGCACACGCCTGGACGCAGTTTTCGATCAATGGCGGCGCGGTCCAACAGGTGCCGCAATGAGCGAGCTGTGGCAATTCACGCGCGAGCTGGCCAAGCAGGTTGCCGATGTCCGCACCCGGATGAACCGGCTCGTGATGATCGGCACCGTGGAAAAGCGCGACGGTCAGAAAGTCCGCCTCAAGCTGGCCGAGAAAGGCGAGGGAGCCGAGGAAGACTTCCTATCGCCGCTGGTGCCGATCGGCCGACCATCCGGCAAGAATGGCGGCGGGCATTCGCAGTTCACCAGGGCGGGCCTCGGCGAACCATTCCTCCTGCTTTCGCCTGGTGGCGAGATCGGCGAGCACTCCCGTGCCCTCCATGCCGGGCATACGGCGGATAACCCGGCGCCGGGAGATGAAGCGGCCGACAGCGACGTCGAGACCTACGGCGACTGGAAGATCGAGAAAAAGAACGGTCTCAAGGTATCGGCCGGCAGCGTCAGCTTCGACCTGAGCCCTGCAGGTCTGACGCTCAGCGTCGGCGGCAGCTCCTTCGCATTCACCGCCGCAGGTTTCGCCCAGACCGGCGGCAGCCAGACCCATGATGGCCGCAACGTCGGCCAGGACCACAAACACACCGATGTCCAACCCGGCGGCGCCCTCACCGGCGAGCCTGCTGCCTGAAGGAGAAAGTCATGACGGACAAGAAGCCCTACAAAACCACCGACCGCGCCGGCTGGTATGTCGCCGGTCACCGTATTCCCCAGCGTGCGGATGGCGATGGCCTGATCGTGCCCACCATCGGCCATCTCCTCCAGCTGACCGACGCCGAGGCCAAATACCCTCTGCTCAATGGGGAAATCGAACCCGCTGAAACCGCCGTTCCGTCGCCTGCTGCCGCGCGCCGCAGCGCCGCGAACGCCTGACGAACCCGTTTCGGAGAGGCTTCGATGCGCGCAGGCATGGACGCGGAAACCGGACGGCTGCTGACGGGGTGGGAACACTGCCTGCAGTCGATCCGCTGCATTCTGACGACGCGCATCGGCGAGCGCGTGATGCGGCGCGCGTTCGGTTCACTCGTGCCTGAAATGCAGGATCGGAATGCCAATGCCCGAAACATTCTCGCGACCTATGCGGCGATCGCCGACGCCATCGCCCGCTGGGAGCCCGGGTTCAGGCTGAGGTCCATCCGGCTGACGGCGGCGAGCGCCGGTGGCGCCTTCAGTTTCGAGATCGGCGGAGATTTCTTTCCGCGCGGCCATCTCGGCGATTACAGCCAGCGAGAGTCGGTCGCCGCATCGATCGGAGTGGCGGCATGAGCCTTGCTAACCCGATCGATCTCGCCGCCTACCCCGTCGCGGACGTTCTCGAAGTTCTCTCCTTCGAGGCATACCTCGCCCGCGATCGCGCGGATCTCGCCTCGCGCTGGGAAGCTCGGCGCGCCGCGCGGCCATCGCTCCCTGCCTTCGACGCGCTGTTTCTGGAAAGCGATCCGTCTTCGGTGATCCTCGAAGTCGGCAGCTACCGTGAGCTGCTGCTGCGGGCGCGGGTCAACGATGCGATCCGCTCATTGACGTTGGCAGGAGCCCGTGGGGCCGCCCTCGACCACATCGGGGCAACCTATTATCGGACCGCACGGCGGGACGGCGAGGATGACGAGACCTTGCGGCAGCGATTGGCGCTCGCCCCGGAGAGCTGGTCGATCGCCGGCCCGATCGGCGCCTATGTATTCTGGGGCCTGAGTGCCTCTCCCGATGTGCGGGACATCGCGGTCTATTCTGAGGACGAGGGCGTGGCAAAAAGCGCCGTCGTCCGCGTTGTGATCCTGAGCGACCCCGCGGCGAACGATCCCCCTGGAGACGGCACAGCCAGCGCCGAGCTGCTGGCGAGGGTGCAGTCGGAGCTTCGCCGGGCCGACCGTCGTCCGCTCGCCGATTGGGTGGTGACCGAAAGCGCAGTGGCCTTGCCATTCGACGTTTCGGTTCACCTGACTATCCGCTCCGGCGTATCGGCGGCGATCGTTGCCGCGCAGGCGAAAGCCAGGATCGAGGCCTATTGCCGTGGCCGGCTGCGCTGGGCAGGCGAGGGCGAGACCGGCCCGCTGTGGTTGATCGGGCGAACGTTCACGGTCGAGGCGCTGGCAGGCGTCGCGATGGGCGGTGACCCCAACATTCTCGAAGCGGATGTCGCAGGGTCGACAATCAATCCGCCGCATGTCGGCTATACCGCCGCAGCGCTGGCGGACGTCGGAACCGACGCCTTCACGCCCCTTCCCGCTGAAATCACCGCGCATCTGTTCCGCGCGCCCGTTCTTGGCAGCGTCACGGTCACCCACGCCGTCGCCTCTTTGGGGTGGATCGGATGACAGCGCATCTCCTCCCCCCTGCCGCGTCGGCTGTTGAACAGGAACTTTCCGGTCTTTCGTCCCGGATTGACGAGATCAACCCGGCAGTCATCGAGACGATATGGGACGCATGGCGCTGCCCGTCGTCAATGCTTCCCTGGCTCGCTTGGGCCGTCAGCGTCGATTTCTGGGAAGAAGGCTGGGACGAAGTGCGCAAGCGCCAGTCGATCGCCGACAGTCCCGAGTATCACAGGCGCAAGGGCACGCGGCGCGCGGTGGAAATGCTGCTCGCCCTGGTCCAGCGCCCGTATGAGCTGATCGAGTGGTGGGAGACATCTCCTGCCGGCCGCCGCGGCACCGCACGTGTGCATATCGACGCGAAAGTCGAGGACGTCGCCGCGATCCGCCGTGTTGTCTCGCCCTTGCTGGCGACAAGCAAGCCAAAGGCCCGCCCGATCGTGATGACGGTCGGAGAGCGTCGTCAGGGCACGCTCTGCGTTGCCGGCGGCATCCTGGTCGAGACCGAGACCACCATCTGGCCCGAACGCCTGACGTCCGACGAGGCCAGCGGCACGGCGGCGATCGCCGGCGGCATCCTGATCGAAACCGAAACCACGGTGTATCCCGCATGACAACCGGATTGCTCACAACGTTGTTTGGTCAACAGGCACTGCTTGCGGATGCAGCGGGCACGGCCGAGCTTGCCATCACCGCGATCGCCATAGGCGACGCCAACGGTGCGCCCTACGCGCCGAACGTGAACCAGGCTGCCCTCGTCAACGAGCGGTATCGCATGGATATCGCCGCTGTGTCGGTTGTTCCGGGCATGCTCCTGTTCGACTGCACCATCCCGGCCGACGGTCTCGATGCGCAGAACAGGCCGTCGAACGGCTTTCGTCTGGCCGAGGCAGCGCTGTTCGGCACATCCGGGGGCATCCCGGGGATGCTCGGTGTCGCGCAGATGGGCAACGGCTTCCTCGCGCCACCGACCGGTGGACAGGCCAACGTCGTCAGTCTGAGGCTGGCTCTCGCCTGCGCCAACCCTTCGACGATCGCCGTCACCATCAACCCGGCTGCACAGATCATGATCGGCCGGCATGTGCGCGCCGGGTGGATCACGGTTGACGGCGTCGTGAACGACCCTCCAGCCAATCCTCAAGCCGGTGCCACTTACATCATCGGGCCAGCGCCGACGGGGGCATGGGCAGGCTTCCAGCACCGGCTCGCGCAATGGGTTGGTGTGTGGTCGCTCGCCAGCGTTCCGGAAGGCCACATCGTCGATGATCGCTCGAAGGCCATCGATCACATCGAGCGGTTCCTGGTTCGTACGGCTGCTGGCTGGGGCAGCGCCGCTGCGACAGAAGGGCAATATGGCGTCACACGGCTGGCGACTGCTGCCGAAGCGCTCGCCGGCAGCAGCAGCTCCGCAGCACTGACGCCTGCAACATTCAACGTCGCCCGATTGCAACGCCGGCGTCAGACCTTCACAGGCGTAGGAGCGGTGTCATGGGTCGTTCCGCCAGATGTGACCAAGATACTCGTGCGTGTGCAGGGTGGTGGCGGCGGCGGCAAGGGCGCGATGATCGACTCGACGCTCTACACGCCGGGAGGCGGGGGCGGCGCATACGCAGAAAAGTTGATGACCGTTGTGCCGGGCGAAACAATCGCAGGTTTCGTCGGCGCAGCCGGTCTCGGCGGAGGCCCAGGGGCGGACGGCCTGCCAGGCGGCTCCACAGCCTTCGGGCCGATCGTTGCCATGGGCGGAGGCGGCGGGATCGGGGCAGCACCGTGGACGTCGCACGTGGCGACAGCTGAAGGCGGCGACCTCAACGAAATTGGCTACAGCCAGGACACCGGCATTGCGCTGCCGGGTTTCAGCGTCGGCGGGTACGGCGCAGACAGCCGCTATGGCCAGGGCGGTGCCGGAGGCGTGGACGGTGCTGGCGGCTACACGGCGCGCGGATTTGGCGCAGGCGGCGGGGGCGCGTCGTCGGGCGAGACAGCCAACCTGCCCGGCGCTGCCGGGTCATCCGGCATCATCGAAATCGACTATTGAGGACCTAGACCATGGCTCGTTATGCGCGCGTCCAGAACAGTGTCGTCGTCGAGGCGATCGACCTGCCTGCCGGCAAGACGCCGGCCAACATCTTCGCCAACGCGGCCGCGCAGGATTGGCGGGCTGCCGACCCTGAGGTCGTTGTTGGATGGGTGGATGTCGGCGGTGTACTGACCGCGCCGGTGATTGGCGCTCAATCGATCCCGTCGGTTGGCCTGCTGCGCAGCGTGCGCCATCACCCAACGCGGCACAACGTTGTGGCCGGCAATTCGGGCCTGTTCCCGGTTCCCGGTGGGGGCATCTACACTGTCTCGTCCAACACCCTCGTTGGCGACGAGATCCTCGTCTCCAACCCATCTCCGGCAACGGTCGCCACCGCGCTCGGCCATCGTGTTTTCAATACCGCAGGCTACATCTACTGCGGGCTGGGTGTAGGGTTCCGGTCGGCCGAGATCATGGCTGACGGACAGTACTTCGAGGCGGTCGCCGCAGCGGATGCGCTCAAGCACGGAACCTACGCCCGGAATGCGACCGCCATATCATCCAAGGCCGGCTTGTATCTCGACAAGATCGAAAGCTCGTTCATCGCTGGTACCGGCGTCGCCTACGATGTCAAGGAGCTGCTCAATGTCTTCGCGGTCGGCCCGGGGGCGCTCGATGGCGGATCACCGCCTCCGACCACTCTAGCCGAAGCACGCGCCCGCAACCGCGTGCTGGCCAACGTGCACGTCGAGGGGCTCTACGCAGGCCGTCGCGTCAATGCGGCCTTCAATATGTTCAGCGGCCAGAACGCGGCATCGCTCACCAACATTACGGGCCAATACAACCATGGCGATGGCCGCAGCTGCTTCAGCCAGCTGGAGGCCGGGATCGGCAATACGGCCGGAGGGGACAGTTCCGGTGTCAACGTCCGGAATGCCAATTTCACGACATACTACGGCTTCCAGAACGGTGCTCCTGTCGGGGGCGGCGACTGGTCCAATGCAGGCGGTTTCGGCTATGGCTCGGGCCTGCTGCTGACAGGCCCCAATCAGATACAGATCGGTGGCGCGGGGACTGTTCCCTACGCCCAGGCCGCGCTGGTGGTCCGGTCGGACAAGCGCGACAAGATCAACCCGGAGCCGCTGCTCGAGAGCACGGCCGAGGCGATCGTGCTGGATGCGAATTGGCTGACGTTCCAGCTTAACCCGCGCGAGGCCTATATCGACCAAGTGATGGAAGAGGTTGAGGTCGAGGAACAGGTGCTCGTCGATGTTCCGCGGACGGTCCGGCGGAAAGACGGGACGCGTGTCGACATGCTAGGGCCGAATGGTCTGCCGTTGATCGACCGGAAGCTGCAGACGATCAAGCGCAAGGAGATGCGCTCGGTCATCAGGAACATCGACTTTGGCGAGGACGAGGCCGACAACGCCCGGCGTTTGAACGATGCATTGATCAAGAATGACGGTTCAAAGGCGGGCCGGCGACGCCATGCAGGGGTTTTTGCACAGGACGAGGCTGAACGACTGGAAAAACGGGGTATCGATTTCGCTGGTCTGAAATACGGCGCCAAGGATGGCCTGGGCGCGGACAAGTGGGGTCTGCAATACGAGCAATATATCCCACACCTCGCAGTCATAGCCCGGGCACATCGTCGTGAACTTCAGGAAAAGCAGGCGCTGATAACGGCACTGACGGAGCGGCTCGACAACCTTGCTGCTAAGATTGAGAAACTGGCAAACGACCAATGAGCCCGCTCCTTGGTCGTCCGATCCTTGCCGGTCAGCCGTGGTCGCAGGTTCTGCAGCTCTCCGGCGTGGACCTCACGGGTATGGTCCTGGTCGTGCAGTTCCGGCCGCGTGCAGGGGCGGAAAAGCTGGTTGAGGTCAACGAGGGGGCCGGTATCTCCCGGCTCTCGGCCGACACGATCCAGATTTCGCTGACCGCGGCACAGACGGCGAAGTTCACCGGCTCCAGCATACAGTTCGCCGTGGGGCGCAGCGACGGAGGACCGCGCGAGGTGTCGCACATCCTGCAATGGCCCGTCCGTCCAGGGTTCACCCGATGACGAGCATTTTGCTGCCGATCGCGGTGACCGATCCGGCCATGCCGCTGATGGTCTCCGAGCTTATGGGGACAGCGCAGCCGGTCGACATCGCATCGATCGACCAGCCCGCGCCGGCACCGGTCATTCTGATCCAGGAGATCCCGGCAGCCCTGCCGATCGAGGCACTTCGCGGACCGGCCGGGCCAAGCGGGCTTGAGGCCGAAACATCAACCGATCTTGCCGGCTGGTACCGGCTGCAGAAGGAGCTCTAATGGCCACCCTCGAAACACACATCAAGAACATGGCGGCCGCGATCGCCGCGGACGTCAAGACGTTGACGGGCAATCAGGGGTCCCTTGCAGCGCTGACGACGACGCAGAAGACATCGCTCGTCGCCGCCGTGAATGAACTCAAGGCGGCGGTCGACGGCGCCGTTGCGGGCAGCGGGGCGCAGATCGACGATGCTTCGACCGCAAACACCAAGACATGGTCTGCCGCCAAGATATCGACCCAGATCACGACAGCGATCAATGCCCTGATCAACGGTGCAGGCCCTGCTCTCGATACGCTCGGCGAGCTCGCAACGCAGTTGGCCGACGACCAGAGTGCGCTATCCGCGCTGACCACGGCGGTCAGCAACCGGGTACGGTTCGATGCTGCCCAGGCTCTCACCGCGGAGCAGCAGTTGCAGGCCGGTGCCAATATTGGCCTAGGCAACACGGACGCGGATCTTCTGGCTCACTACATCGCAGCCAAGGCATGACGCTCGAGGCCCGGATCAAATCGGCACTGGCGGCCATCGGCGCCGACATCAAGGCGTTGTCGAGCTCTGGGATGACTGCAGATCCGCTCATCCTTTCGAGCTCCGACGGATCTGCACCGGCAGCCGACAAGGTGAAGCTCTTCCGCCGATCGGTCGCCGGCCGCCAGCTCCCCGCCTTCGTCGGCCCGGCAGGCCTCGAAAGCACTGTGCAATCGGCGCTGCATGGCAACACGGTTTTCTTTTTGAGCCTGACAGCCGGAGGCACGGCGCCTGCCGGAATTGGCGGATCCATCACGACGGCGGCAACCATGTCGACGCCCGCGCTCGCCGCGACCTCGTCCTGGACCGCGACCCAGCGAAAGCGCTTCCAGACGGCTGCGACCGCCGGCGCAGCGACAGGCCTGCGGGCAAGCAACACGCAATGGTGGCGCGGCAACGCCGCCGGCAGGGGCGGGTTTTTCTACCGCTGCTGGTTCGGCCAGTCGTTGCATGTTGCGGGCAGCCGGGCCTTCGTGGGCCTGACCGCTTCACTGACAGCGATGGCCAACGATCCTTCGAACGACATCAATTTTATCGGCATGGGGTTCGACGCAGCGGATGCCGGGAACTGGCAGCTGATCATGCGGGACGCGACCAATGCGGCCGTCAAGGTCGATCTCGGCGCGGGAGCGGCGCGGAACGCGACCAATGCGTTCGAGCTTGCGATGTTCTGCCCACCGCACAACGGCGCGGCCGCTCCGATCACTGTGCAGGTGCGCAATCTTGTGACGGGTCAGACTGTGCTCGCACCAACACCCTATGCGACGAACCTGCCGGTCGAAACCGCCTTTCTTGCCGCCTCCTGCCAATGCAGCAACGGTGCTGTCGCATCTGCCGTGAACATCGAGATCGCCAAACTCTACATTGAAAGCGACATGTAGGCGGGGGCGCGCGCCCCCGCTGCCTTGGTCCTTCCGGTTCCCTAGCTTCGGCGCAACAGGATTGTCCAGCTGGCCGGAGCCTTCCATGCCCACAACTGAATTCTTCCATGGCACGCGCGTCTTTGAGGCCGGCCAGACGACGCGCCCGATCAGCGTAGGCGAATACTCGACGATCGGCGCCATCCTGGTCTCGGACGATGCGGATCCCGCAAAGTATCCGCTGGACCACCCTGTCACCGTGTTCACCAACGACGCCACGATGAAGGCCGCCGCCGGCGTTGCGGGCAATGCCGACGCGATCTTCGACGCCATCGACGATCAGGGGGTCGGTGCTCAGGTGGAGGTCGTCCGGGTCGCCAAGGGCGCCGGTGGCAGCGCCCAGGCGATCCTTGAGGCGACGATCGCCAACATCGTCGGGTCATCCTCGGCCGGCACCGGCGTGCACGCCTGGAAGAACGGCACCAGCATGCCGAAACTGCTGATCGCTCCGGGCTATACCAGCCAGCGGATCGCGAATGCCAAGAACCCGGTGATGGCCGAGTTCGAAGGGCTTGCCAGCCGCTTCCGGGCGATCGCGATCGGCGACACGGCCGGAACGACCAAGGAGGCCGATTTCGCCTATCGCCAGGATTTTCCCGACGCCAAGCGCGTCTATCTCTTTTCGCCCGGCGTGAAGGTGTTCCGGGCCGGGCAGACCATCACCGAGCCCGGCTCGGGCCGCGTAGCGGGCCTTTTTGTCAAGCGCGACAAGCAGGTTGGCGGACCGTTCGAAAGCCCTTCGAACCAGGCCATGGGCGGTATCACCGGAGCGTCGCGGCCGATCGCGTACTACACGGGTGAGCCTGACAGCGAAGCCAACTGGCTGAACGAGCGCCGGATCGCGACCCTGAAAAAGGGTTACATCCTCTGGGGCAACCGGACCTGTGCGCTCGATCCCCTCGACACCTTCGTCAACGTCGTCCGGACAACCGACATGATCGACGAAGCGGTCATGAATGCATTCGACTGGGCGATCGACCGCAACCAGTCGGTGCCGCTGGCGGTTGCGGTGCTTCAGTCTCTCGATGCCTTCCTGGACGAGCTGAAGGCCAAGGGCGCCATCCTGGGCGGCCGGCCGTGGTTCGAGCGCGACATCAACACCAATGAGGCGATGGCCGCCGGTGTGCTGCGCATCGAGTACGACCGCGAGCCGGCTGCGCCCATGGAAGACCTCCAGTTCGCGGCCGCCCGGAACGTCGGCTACTACGCCGAGCTTCGCGACGGCATCCTTACCGCGCTGACCCGCCTGCCGGCCGGCGAATAAACCACACAACGGAGCGTCTCCTGATGGCAAGCGTCAGCCTGGAACTCAATCGCGGCGGCAACCTGTTCGTCGAGGGTTCGAACCTCTTCAAGGCGTTCGAGCGCGCGTCGCTGCCCAAGCCGGCGGAGAATTACGAAAGCTTCACGCCGGGCGGAGGGAACGGGTCGATCGACATCGCCACCCATCGCGAGCCGCTTGAGCTCACCTTCGCGACCAAGGGCTGGCAGCCCGAGCAGATGAAGGCATTCAACACGCCGTTCGGCGAGCGCAGGAAGTTCACCTGGCTCGGCGCGCTCGTCGATGAATATGCGACCGATGCGGCCACCCGGGAAAAGCAGGTCATGTGCACCTGCTACGGCCGGCTGACCCTCGACATGGGCGAGGACAAGCGGGACAGCCTCAGTGCGACCGAATACGTGGTCAAGTCGATCTCGAAATACGTGCTGGTGATCGGCGCCGATGAAATCTACCGCTTCAACATCGAACTCGGTGGCTGGGTGATGGAGGGCCAGAGCGCCCGCATTGCCCAGATGATCGGCATAACGGCCTGACCATGGACCCCGCTCTCGGCAAAGGTTTCGAGGATATGGCGCCGGTCGAGGCTGCCGCACGCGCCATGGCCGGAGGGAATGCCAGCGACAAGGTCGATCGCCCGGCGTCGCCCAGGATCGAACCGTCCGATCCGTCGGCCTGGTCGCGTGTGATCCCGCTGGCCTTCCCACTTGTCGTCGATGGTCAGCGGCTTGATGCCATCACCTGCAAGCGACTTACCGGCCGGCAACTCATGGACCTGATCATGCAGGTCGGAGAGAGCGACGAAGCCGCGCTGCGCGAAGCCGCTTATGCGATGATCTCCGGCGTGCACCCGTCCGTCCTGTCGGCCCTTGAGGCCGGCGACCTCGATCGCGTGATGGACGCTATCCGCCCTTTCTTGCCCCCCGTCCTTCGGGACGATCTCGACGCAGCGGTGATGGTCGGGGAAGGCGCGACGGTCGGCGCGGGCTGAAAGCCTTTCCTGCCCATTGCGTCGAGGTTGCGGCGGTCACGCACACTCCGCTGCCAGATGTCCTTCGCTGGGGGGTCGATGAAATCCTGACCTGGCACGCCGAGGCGGCCTTGTTCTCCGGAGCACGTTAATGGCCAACGCCAACATGCGCCTGAAGCTGTTCCTCCAGATGATCAACAATCTGGGCGGACCGTCGCGCGAGGCCCGCAAGGACCTGAAAGGCGTCCGGACTGAGGCAGAGCAGCTCAAGCGCGCCGGCACAGGCGACAAGCTGGCCAACGACCTCGGGAAGATCAGCACCCGGGCCAAGGCGGCCCGGCGCGACATGCAGGCGTTGGGCAAGGCGGCGAAGGATGCCGGCAGCGTAACGGCGGCCCCACGCGACGGGCGCGGCCGCTACACGCGCTCCTCTCAAGCCTCGAAGGGTGCTGCTGCCGAGGGTGGATCCACAGTCCTGGCGGGCGGCAAGAAGGCGTTGGCCGGCTTCGCGACATACTATGCCGGTCGGGAAGCAATACGGAGAACGGTCGGCGAAGCTATCTCCTTCGACAAGGCCATGGCCGAGGTCAAGAAGAAGGTCGATCTCCCGGAGGGCGGAAGCTGGAGCGAGGTCGAGCGGTTGATTACACGGAAGGCGATCGACGTCGGTCAGTCGAGAGGTGACATGGCGGCGTTGACGGCCGAACTGGGGGCTGCCGGCATCGGCTATGGCGAGCTCGCGCAATATATGGACATGGCATCGCGCGCGGCCGTCGCGTGGGACATGCCCCTCGCCGAGACGACCGAAAAACTCATGAAGATGAAGGCGGGCCTCCAGTACACGGCGCCCCAGCTCGAAGATGCGATCGACAAGATCAACGCGCTCTCGGATGCCGGCGCCTCGAAAGAGCGCGATGTCGTCGAGATGCAGGGGCGGTCTGCCGCGGCGGCAAAGGCGTCCGGAGTCCAGGACGATACGTCTCTGGCATTTCTAACCGGCATGAATTCCGTCGGCATCCAGCCGGAGATTGCCTCCCGCGCGTTCAACACCATTGTTTCGAAGCTTCGGACCGCGAAATCCGGCGGCAACAAGAACATGCAGGAAGGTCTCAAAATGCTCGGCATGACGCCGGCGCAGATGGAGACCGGCATGAAAACCGATGCACAGAAAACGCTGCTCGATTTCATGGACCGTTTCACGAAGTCGACGGATCGCGCGGCGGTCGGCGTCAAGGTTTTCGGCGAGGGTTTCTGGGATGAATTCGCACGCATGGCCGATGCTGCGCCGGAGATCCTGAAGTACATCAAGCTGCTGTCGGACATCGACAAATGGAAAGGCTCCAGTCGGCGAAACATTGACATCAAGATGGCAACCACAGCAGCCCAGCTGGAGCGCTTGAAGACCCTCGCCTCCGATATCGGCGATCGCCTCGGCCGCTGGGCACTGCCACCGATCAACGATGGCATCCAGAAGATCATCGACAAGCTGCGAGAACTCGACGCCGATGCGGAACACCGGAAGGCGCGCGACGAGGCGGTGCGCAAGGCGCGGGAAGGCACGCCGCTGACGCCGGCAGAGCAGGAAGCCGTCGCCGCAGACGATGAACTCTCCCGCCGCGTCAAGGCGGCCGCTTTCCGCGGGCAGCAGGGTCGGGACGCCGATGCCGTCGACCAGGCGATCAAGGGCATGTCGGGCACCGATGCGCTGGACGAGCACCTCAAAAACCGGCGCCGCGGCCTTGAGCGTGAGATCGCCGCCCTGGAGGCCGACGGCAAGAACCGTACACCGGCACAGAAAGCACGGCTGGCACGCATGCGCGGCGAGGCCAGTGCCTTGCCAGAGGGCGCTGCCCCGGTCGCCCGCTTCAACCACCGGCCCGCGGACCAGGATGATCGCGAACGCGGGATCGGCGACGTCGAGTACATGAAGCGCGCGGTCGATGTGCTGGCAGATCGGCTCAAGCGGCTGACCTCCCTGGCGGCCAACCAGCCGCGCGATGAAGGCATGCAGGCGCGGATCCGCGCCAGTCAACAAACGCTGGACGAGCGTGAGCGCCAGTCGCGCGGGACGACATCGTCGCTCGCGTTCGGTGCAGGCTTCCGGTCGCGCAGTGAAGACCAGCAATCCGCCGGGGGCGTCGGCCGGTTCGATTTCGGCCGCAACCTCAAGGAGCGCTACCACGTCGATCTAGCGCCAGAGGGCGGCTTGATCATGGAAAGCCTGCGACGCGGCCTGGAAGCGGGCAAGGGACAGGCCGAGAGCACGGCCGAAGCAGCCCGGGACGGCATCCAGAACCGGTTCTCCGGCATGGATCTGACGAGCGAGGGCCAACGCGCCATGGAAACACTCGCCGCCGGGATCAGGGCCGGTGAGGGCGCGGCCGTCAATGCCGCGACGCAGGCCAAGGGGCGGATCCTCGCCGCGCTCAACGGGGGCGGCAGCGGCCCCAGCCTCAAATCCCGTGCCGGCGGCGCGCTGCATGACGGGGTAACGGGCCAATGATCCCGCTGCTCGCGCTGGGACCGCACATCTTCGACCTGCTGCCGCTGTCGCTGCAGCGCATCGAGGAGCGAACGAAGGCCCGCTGGCCGGCCGTGCCGCGGTTCGGCGGCACAGCCGCCCGGCAGTTCACGGGCATGGATGAAGACAGCCTGCGGATCGAAGGCCTGATCTTCGAGGACGAATGGGCAGGCCATGACCGCTATCTCGCCCTCAAGGCGACACAGCGCCTTGGAGAGCCGGTGATGATGGTCGGCTGGGGAGCCGGGGGCGGTTACGCCTCGGTGTTCGGCCGTATCGTCATTCTCGAGGTGGGTGCGACGCACGAACATCTGCGCGCCGACGGCATCGGCCGGAAGATTGCCTTCTCGATCGAGGTCGCATCGTTCGGCGGCGATGCGGGCGTCTATGGAGGGCTGTTCGGATGACCGTCCTGACAGTCGAGCGCGACGGCATGACATTGGACCTGGTCCTTTGGGAGGGGCTTGGCCGGAATGACGATGCGCTCGTCGTTGCGACCATCAACGCCAACCCGGGGCTGGCTGGCCGAGGGGTCATCCTGCCAGTGGGGCTGAGCTTCGAGGTGCCGGAGCTGACGCCGGCCAGAACAATGCCGACGGTGCGGCTGTGGGATTGAAGATCGCGCCTGTCATCGAGGTCGAGGTCAACGGTCGTGCCGTTGCCAGTGCCTTCTATACGCTGCTGCGCCGGGCGACGGTGCGCGACGAGGAGGGCCAGACATCCGACAGCCTGCACCTGGTGCTGGACGATCGCGGCAACATGATCGACATCCCGGCGAAGGGCGCTTTGATGCGCGTGCGGGCCGGCTGGCGCGGCATGCCGCTCGTGGACAAGGGCACGTTCAAGCTCGAAACCCCGAAAATCACCGGTGGCGCGGACGGCGAATTCATCGAGCTGACGGGCAAGGGCGGCGACCTGAAAACCAAGCTCAAGGGCACGGGCTCCGAGCACCACGAGAAGACCACGCTCGGCGCCATCGTCCGCAAGAGTGCCGGCCGCGCCGGCCTGCAGGCGGTCGTCGATCCGGATCTCGACAGGATCGAGATTGCCTACCGGGCGCGGCATGGCCAGAGCGAGATCGACTTCCTGACGCGGCTGGCGGACGAGAACGGCGGCATCGTGAAGCCGGCCGGGCAGAAGCTGATCGTCGCCAAACGCGGCGCCGCGACATCCGCCAGCGGCAAGCCGCTCCCGAAAATCATCGTGGCGAAGGCCGATTGCGAGAGCTGGTCCTTCGAGCCGGCCGGGCGGACGCAATACGGCCGCATCGGCGCCAGCTGGATCGACCAGAAGACCGGCAAGACCCGCATGGCCTGGGCCAGTACCGGCCTGAAAGGCCCGGATCACAAGCTGGCCGAGCCGGCCGCCGACGAAAAGGCGGCAAGGAACAAGGCCGATGCCGAGCGCCAGCGCCTGAACCGGGCGACCGGCGAGGGATCGGTGACGCTGGCCGGCCTGATGGAGGCGAGCGCCGGCGCCGATCTCGAAACGACCGGCTTCCGCGCCGAATGCAACGGCCTGTGGCGGGTTACCTCCGTCGAGCACGAGTTCGAGGGCTCTTCAGGCTGGAAGACGACGATCGACTTCAAGGCCCGCGAGGATGGCAGGAAGGGGGGCTACAAGGACGAGGAATGACGCCGGCAACGGCGGCAAGCGGCAGCTCGCCGCGCGCGTCATCCAGCGGATCGAGCAGATCCCGCACCGGGTCTATTGCGAGCCGTTCGTCGGCATGGGCGGGCTATTCTTCCGTCGCCGGCTGCGGCCGCCGGCCGAGGCGATCAACGATCGGTCGAAGGACGTGGCGACGTTCTTCCGGATCCTGCAGCGGCACTTCAACCCGTTCCTTGACATGCTGAAATGGCAGATCGCCAGCCGCGCCGAATTCGACCGGCTGATGGCCACCGACCCCGACACCCTTACCGACCTCGAACGCGCGGCCCGGTTCCTCTACCTGCAGCGACTGTCCTTCGGCGGAAAGGTTGCCGCGCGCAGCTTCGGGGTCGACACCCACGGCCCTGCCCGGTTCAACGTCTCCCGGCTTGTGCCCCTCCTGGAAGCCGCCCATGAGCGGCTCGGCGGCGTCTACATCGAATGCCTGCCCTGGCGGGAGTTCATCGAGCGGTGGGACCGGCCGGAAGCGCTGTTCGTCTGCGATCCGCCCTATTGGGGCAGCGAGAATTACTACGGCCGCGGGATGTTCGATCGCACCGAATTCGAAGCCCTGGCCGCGGCTTTGAAGGGCCTTCGAGGGTCCTTCGTCATGACGATCAATGATGTCCCGGAGATCCGCAAGATGTTCGCCTGGGCGACGATCGAGGCTGCGGAGCTCACCTACACGGTCGGCGGGAACGGGAAAGCCAAGGCAGTGCGGGAGTTGATAATTCATTCGACAAGACGGCCTGTGTCTTTAACGTAA